CTTCCACGATTAGGCCCTGCATCGCGTGAACGAGTCCTTGCGTGAGCGAGGCGAGGTCGAACGCATCGTCCTCGGTGGTGGCGTAGCAGGCGACCTCGATGCGCGCCCTGTCCGTCGTGAGGCCCGGACGGTAGCCACCGGCACGATTGACGACGGTGAAGCGAGCGGGCTTCTTGTCAGGGACGCGAGAGGACACCGGAGCGGTGATGCTGCGATCGGCGTACTCGTCGGTCAGGTACGACTTCACCGCTGTCTCGATGTCGACGGCTGTGATGACTTCCATGCTCACCTCCCGGCGTCGATAGCACGCATCAGGACACCTTCACGAGCCTCTCGGCGGCTCGCCTCGAAGGTCTTGGGCGCCACGACCACACGAGCGCGCCTGACGCCTCTCTTGGGCGGGTCTGCCTCGAAGCCCTCGCCTGCAACGGATGCGATGCGAGCTGCGCGGGATGCGAGGTCGGCCTGCATGACCGAACCGTTGAGCATCTGCCGCATGGCTGCGTCGATGATCTTGACTTTCACTGCGGGTCAGTCCAGATGACGCTCGGGATACGGGGGAACAGACGGTTGAGCCTCGTCTGCTCGCTCGGGGTCAGGTCGGTGATGCCCTGGTAGGCCTGGACGCCGTAGGACACCTGCGCGCCATCGGCGGACTCTGAAGCGAGCCCCTGCTCGAGCCCTGCGGCTCCGCGCGCCATCCTATACGCGATTGCGCATACAAGCTCACGAAGTTCCGGCGAGGGGTCTGACAGGTCGATGGAGCGGCGGTTGAGGTGGGAGCGCACTCGTGCCGCGGCGCGGGCGAGCATTGAATCACCCTCGTCGTAGCCGTAGGTGCGCAAGTCGGTCGGTGTGGCGATGAGCTCGCCCGCCACAACCTCGACGCACTCCGAGTACATCACGTCCGCAAGGACCGCGCTGTCGAGTTCGAGCAGCCAAACGAAACGATAGAGGCCGACCACACACTCCTCGGCTTCGAGGTCGATGTAGTAGCTCTCGTTCTCGCTATCGTCGACGATCAAGTTGGACAGCTTGACCTCGACACCATCGCGCTCGACCTCGATGGAGATGGCGTCGAGCGGGTAGGGGTCGGGCGTGTAGGTGACCCGGTTGGTCGATGCTGCGATGAGCGTGGGCATCATCGGTCCTTTCGAGGCGGGGCGGGAGCCGAAGCCCCCGCCCCTATCGAACGGTCAGGCCTAGCTGATCTCCGTCACGGAGTGAGCGTAGATGCCAGCGGCCTTGTTGTCGGGAACGAACAGGTCGTGATAGACGCGGTAGTCGAACTTCCAGGCGTTGGCCGTCTGGTTCTCGAGCGGCGAGAACGTGCGCGGCTGCGCGTGCTTGAGATCCGCGAAGGCGGCCTTCTTGTCCATGAGGATGAAGTTCAGGACGTCGCCCTTGCCGACGAACCCGCCGGCGGAGCTCGAGGAGCCCGCGTTGAGGGTCACGTCGTAGTAGAAGCGGGCGGTGGGGACCGGAACGACCTGGATGCCGTCCCAGGTGCCGAACCTGCGGTCCGGTGCCTCGCCGGGGCGGTTGTAGCGCGTGGCGGGCGTGGAGTTGCGCAGGTAGTTCAGGCCAGCGTAGGTGATGAAGAGGACCATCTCGTCCTCGGGCACGCCGGTCGAGTCGCCGAGAGAGGCGACGGCGGTGTCGATCGCGGTGACCCAGTTCGCGCTCGAGGAGAGCGTGGCGAAGGTGTCGGTGCCTGCAGCGTTGGCGAGCACCTTGAAGCGGATCGCGTCGACCTCGGGGACGACGTGCAGACGGAGGAACTCAGCCGCAAGCGGGCCGAAGGCCTGGTATGCGGTCTCGAGGTCGTCCATCGCGTCGACGGAGAAGGTACGGCCACGGTCGTAGCTGTAGCTGTGCTCTTCCCACGCCAGAGTGACGTCGCCAGCGGGATAGCCGGTGGCCTTGTTGTAGGTGCCCAGACCCACGAGGGTCTGCTTGGCGATCAGGAACGAACCTGCGGTGGCGCCTTCGCGCACGAACTCGGGCTGCACGTCCAGCATGGACGTCAACGAGAGGTGCTTGTAGGCCTTGTCGAGTACCGCGGCGTAATGCTTGGCGGCGGTAATGCTGTTAGCCATCATGTCTCCTTACGGGGGTGTCAGGTGGTGGGCATCCCGAGGCTCTTGTAGATCGACTCCTCGAACCTGTCGGCCTCTGACGGCTTGCCCTTTTCGCCTTGCCCCATGTCGGGCCACGCCTTGTCGTCCTTCTTGACCGCCGCCAGCAGCGAATCGGCGTCTGCCGCGATGCTGTCGGCGTCATCACCCTGGAGCCGCTCGATGAGCTGCGGAGGCAGCCCCTTCTCGGCTCCGATCTTCGTGCGCAGTGCAGAGAGCTTGGCGGCCTCGGCCTCGGCCTTGAGCGCCTCGAGCTGCTTGCGGGCTTCCTCGGCATCCTGCTTTGCGCGTTCCACCTCGGAGAGCTGCTGCTTCTCGATCTCGGCGAGCTTGGATGCGAGTTCGTCCCGCTCCTTGGCTGCGTCGATGTACTTCTGCTCCTGCTTGCGGGCGATGGACTTGTACTTGCCGTCGTCGTCCTTTACGGACTCCGCAGGCGGTGCCTCCGTTACGGGGGCCTCCTCTGTGGTCGTGACTTCCTCTGACATGGGTGTATCCTTCCGTTTCGGATGTGCCGCTGTTGCAGCGGCCTTCTATCTCCACCTCACAAGTCGTCGGGGCCGGTGAAGTTCTGACCCTTCCATGTGAGGACTGGACCGTGCTCACCGTGTGTCTGGACACGGATGTGGCGAGAGGGGCGGTTGCGGTCCCACCCGTCTGCGCCGAACTGCTCGTCTATCGCGGATGTCAACGACTCATATTGTTCACCGGCAATCACTTGGCCGGGGTCGTGCGTTCCGTAGATCGGCGCCACGTCGCACCTGCACCCGCTGTGTATGGGCATCAGGTCCTCGCGGCGGTAACGCTGTGTCGATGCGATGGCGCACAGAGCGCAGTTCTCGCCGGGAGAGAGAACACGGCGGTATCCGACCACCCTCTCGTCGCCGCTTATCCGTGCGTGTGATGCGTCACGGGCCGCCATCTGCATGTCGGCCCTCACGATGTCGCGCAGACGCCTCACAGACGCCGCATACGCCTCATCGAACGAGTCTCCGTTGGACAGGCCCGTGTAGAGCGTCGTGGCGCCTCTGCGGTACGCCTCGTCGGGGTCGATGCCTCTCGGGTATGCCATCGCTGCGAGCTGGGCGGGTGAGGGCTCGACACCAGCAAGCCGAGCCATCGAGTCGAGGTAGGCGTTGGTGAGCTGTGCGGTCTGCTTCTGGCCCGTGAGGACGACGGGAACGACTTGCCGGACGAACTGCTCCACGTCGGCGTCACGCCACGAGCCGAGGTTGTTCCACCTGCCGACGATGTAGGCCTCGATGCGCCGGCGGACGTCCTGCTTGAGCCGTTGGTGCGAGAGGATCACACGGCGGTCGGCCTCATACGCCATCGTTCTCAGCCGCCGTCGGTTGCATCAGCCCGGAGGCGAGGATGTCCGCGAGCATCTCGTTCTCCATGCGCTCGGCCTTCTCGGGGCTGAACTGCATGATGTCGGTCCACAACGTATGACGCGGGATGATGTCCTTGAGCTTGGTGGCGGCATCGGCGCGCTCAGAGAGCGACAGGCGCTCGGGATGTAGCCAGAGCGTCTCGATGTTGGCGGCGGGGCTGCCGGAGAACTGCAACGCGAGCGACATGACCTGATTCCAGCCGTAGGTCGCACGCTTGATGCGGTCGCGGGTCTTGAACACGAGGCCCTCACGGGAGAACGAGGCGCCCTCGGCTGACTGGTTCTGGCCTTCAGGCAGCAGCATCCCCATCGGGGTACGAGTCACTGCGGCGAGGTCGCGCACATCGTCCTTGACGGCGTTGAGGATCTGCTGGATGTCGGTGACTTGGGACTCCCACAGCTCCACACCTTCAGGCAGGCGCCAGAGCGCACCGGGTCCAGGGCGGAATATCTCGCTGTAGTCGATGTCGATGCCGTCGTCGTCCGTATCGGGCATCTCGCCCTTGGTTGCGCGCTGGCGGAACGCCTGCATCGCCGTGATGACGAGGCGCTGAAGCAGCATGTAGTTGATGCGGTCGAGGATGTCGGTGTGCGTCTCGAACTCGCCCAGTCCGCGGCGGTTGGGGAAGCGCACGATCGGCATTGCGTTGGGAACGGGCAGCTTGCCGTCGTTGACCCAGGAGTCGTAGTCCCAGTCGAACCCTCCCGCGCCGTGAACGGCTCCGCGAGAGGCCCGAGAGGCGATGAACACGTAGCCTGGGAGATACAGGTAGGCGAAGTCCTTTTCCTGCACCTCGTCGGTGTAGACCTTGAGCGCGGCGATGACCTTGTTCGGTCGGAGAGGGTCTTGCATCGTGGCGACCTGGCGCGGATTCTCCCGAGTGATGACGGGGATGCCGTCTGAGTCGGGCGGGCCGACCATGACGTAGCCCTCGGAGAGCCCGAGCATGTCGTTGTGGACGTCGGCGGCGGCGGTGTCCATCTCGTTGACGGACCAGATGCGCCGCGCCTGAGTGTCGAGGCTGTCGTCCTCGCCGACGACGAAGCCGTTGGGCGTCATGCGCTCCTGGACGGCCTCGACGACGATCTCGGCGAAGTTCGTGCGCGACTTGCGCTGGAACTCCCGATAGGCGGCACGCATCTCCGCCGCGCCCTCGGGTAGAGGGGCATCACCTTCGAGATACTGCATGAGGTCGTCCAGGCGCGACTGCTTCTCGAGCAGCGCGTCAGACAGCTTCTTGAAGTACCACCCTGGTCCTTTGGTTGTGTCTATCACGGTGTCTCCCTATCTGACACGGATAGGCGCCTTCCGTTTCGGACGAGGCCGTACCCCTGCTGCTACTGCATCCATACGCGCCTGCCACGCCAGAACCGCGGCTACGCAAGCGTCTATCTTGTGCGGCGAGTGCTCGTGCGCTTTGCCGAGCGTGAGCCGCTGCCGCCGTATCCGCCGACGGGTGTTCAGGACGTGCTGCGTGAGACGGAACGCGCCGTCATGCGTCAGTTCCTTGTTGCGCACGGCTGCCTCGAACGCCTCGACAGCCCGTTCGATGTAGAGCACGCGACCTCCGGTCATCCACCACTCGAACGGATGGTCCCGTGTCACTTTGACTTGTACGTCACGCGAATGGGCCGCTTCCCACTCGTTGACCTTGCTGCGCCAGTCCTTCGCGGGGTCGGCGTAGAAGGCGGCGACCTGGTAACGGGAGAAGCAATCGGCTATCGCGGCGTCTATCTCAGGCAGAGGTGGAGACCACTCGTCCATGCCGGGGCCGTCCTCGGCTTCCCAGACCTCTATCTCGAACAGGTAGCCATCCAGCGTGCAGCCGATGAGTGCGGTGGCGTCGGGCTTTCCCTTCGCTCGTCCTCGCGAGCCGTCGAAGCCGAGCATGATGAGCTCGCCGTCCTCTACCTGCCTGGGTTCTCTCAGGCTCGACCAGTCCGGGGCGGAGATGAAGGCGTCGGATGCGTGGGTGATCTGGTTGAGGTAGTACCTCCTTGCGTCCTGCGGGTCGGTGGCGGGGTCGTATATCTCGGAGATGATGCGCTCGAGGTCCACGTGCCCGCCG